GAATTTGCCGACTTTCATCTGAATTTTCTTCTTTTTGGTCGCTCGCGGCGCATCTGGACCGCCCATCAGCTGGTTAACCAGATCCTCAGTACTGGGCCCAAGGCTGCGCTCGGCCGAAACCAGTCCTTTTTCCCAATCTACTTCAAGATCTTGCTTTTTGAAGAATTCTCCGAACTTTCCAAGCTCCGTAGAGTTATCCATCGTCGGAAAGTCGATAACTTTGCGCATTTCGCCGTTAAATAGCCCATTAAACGCGAGATCTTCGCCTTTCATATCATCCAAGATGTTATCTAAGGCTTCTAATTCGATTTCATCGAGTTCCCGAAGCAATTTATCGGGTTTTTGTTCGGAAATATCGAAATTTTCCAATAATTTTGCTGTTTTTAGCAGAATTTGTTCGTCATTTAACATTTTTAGACATCTCCAGAGCTTTCTCCAATAAATAGATCGGTATTTCACTGTTCGACAACTCTTTTATCTCATCAATTGTGGCCCATTTCCACTCATCGTGCTCTATTTCGTCCGTTATTGGGTTGGGTTTGTCGATTTTTATAGTACCAGACCACTTATAGGTCAAAAAATAGTGCTTTTTATCCTTTGGCTCTCCAAGATAAACTAAGTCCGAGGTCTCACAAGTCAAATTTGTCTCTTCAAACAGCTCTCTGACCGCCCCTTCTTCAATAGAACTGTCCTCGTCATCGATATGACCACCAGGAATCGTCCATTGGCCCTCTCTTTCGTCGATATCTGAGCGCCGAATGACCAAAAAACGCTGTTTTTTGTCTAAACAGACAACAACTCCGACGGTTTTTAACTCACCTTCGGTAAGAAATACGCTCCAACTACGGTTCATATGTTAATTACACGCTTTTGGGCGCTTCTCTCCGTGCCAACCATCGCACATTTTCTTCAAAGCTTTACGAATTGGCAGCTTGTTTATAGGCGCAACCCATATTAAGTTCTCTTGGACTTGCATCCCGGGGTAATATTCGATATCTACACCGTATAATATACCAACAATATAACCTTTTGTATCATATACAACTGATCCTGAACATCCAAACCAACCATATGTTTGCAAAATGATGTGTTTTCCTATTCCCGGGCCATTTTCGTGGCCCGCAACTTGGCCTCTGAATGACATTAGCTTATGATCTGAAGGAAAGCCAGAATAAACTATGCTTGTTCCGGCTTCTGCAGTCTTTTCTTGGGGTTTAAATGGCATTGGAGCGATGCTTCTAAAAGGAGTTTTAACAAAAAGCACAGCAATATCATCTATGGGGTCAGAATATATCAACATAGATATATGATCCTCTCCGCCATGCGAAACCATATAATTTTCTCCTAGTTTTCCGTGTGCCACATGCTGGGCTGTGACGACGATATGAATATCTTTATATTTCAGATAGGAACCAGACCCATGGCCACCCTCAAAAGGGAAGGTAACTTTCACTGCTGCTTCTCTAACTTTTTTCTCAACTGTTCTCATACTGCTATCAACTGAATCAACTGGTAGCACAGGGCTATAATCCTGTGCCGTTGATATTGTTGAAAACAACAAACTAATTAATAGCATTAAATACTTCATTTTGATCTCCTATGTTTATGGTGTGCCGGTATCTGGTAATAAGTATCTGTAACCTATCTCAACTAACGCACTTCCAGAAGGAATAACTGTAAAATATATTGTATTATCAATCGCAGAGTATACCCAATTATAATCCGGAGTACCATTGATGAACACAACTATTGAATCTTCAATTGGGGTCTTAGTTAGTTCCCAATCCTCATGAGGAGCAACTGATCGAGTGGCATCTGCTACACCGGCGCTCCAATCCTCCTCACAAATATCTACAACTATGCCGGCAAAGTAAGTTGTAGCATCCATATATCTGTTTCCGACATCAGTCGGATTAACCGCCCATGGACACATTGAAATAGTTGGTTCTTGATTAACAATACTTGAGACAAACGAATTCCCTCCGCGCAGGCTACTATACCAAGAAGTAAAATCTGGAACAGTTGGCATAACCGTGTAACTCTGTTCTTCCTCATCCGACACGAATACAACCAAGAGAGCAGCATCAGCCCTCATCCATGTGGAAGCGTATGGGTTCGCCGTGATATACTCATAAATTGCCTCGAAGCCCCTTTCCATGCCGCCTCGACCCATTATAGTATACATTGCGGTGGCATCATCTATATCATCACCAGGCACTAAAGGGAACTCAGACTCGGTGACTGCATACGATGGATCATTAGATATCATAACCAAGCGCCAATTCGTAGGTGGTAGCGCCGCCAGCATAGTTTCAATCCCCGCTAATAAGCGATCATCATATCGATGCATCGAGCCGGATGTATCAATAACCCATAAAATATCAATACCATCAACTTCATTTGGTTGTCGAAACGAATCTATCCAGATTTCCCCGACGTCGCCCTCCACTTCTACTTCTATATAAATTGGAACTTCAACGATAACTTCAACAGGAACCTCAACTTCAACTTCAACTTCTACCGGCACCTCCACTTCTACCTCGACAGTAGTAACCGCAGTGTCATAAACATAGATATAATTATCGTCACCGGGTTTCACTATCCCATAGTCTGTAAAACACGATACAACAGCACCCAGGGATATCAGAAATATAGTAAAACGACGGAACATTCTAGTAGTAAATATGTTGATCATTTATTTGTTCCACTTGGATTTCTTAATAAAACGAAACTTAACAACATCATATTTAACAAAGATAGAATGGAAAGCTCAAACATATCATTAAGGCTTGCAAAACCAAAAAGCCAGATGTTAATGAAAAAAGAACCCCCACAGATTATGTTAAAGATCCGCCCCGCGTTCGCAAAAATTTTCTTCATAAAGTAACTACCGATGAACTTACGTAAATCGCGATATTTTCCCTAAAATTTTCCAACTTTTCCAACACACCAACCACATGTATCACACATAACCGCACGATACATCGCAAAAACATCGAGAAAAACCAAGTTTTGAAGGCCAAACTCACTATAATACTGTGATCCATCACGTGACGACCACAACTTCCACACAGCTACGCCGGTAGTAGTCCCGCCGGGAGTTTCAACTTCGTGCGCAGCATGATCACGAGACAAAAGAACTATTACGTCACATAGATTCTCATCGTGAAGGATATCACCGACATGAAAGACAATATCGCGCGCATGCTTCCATTGAGCCACCACATAATACCCCCCATACAGTAACTATGAAAACAAAGTTTAAATTTTGATACGATCGATAATATATGGATGATGAAGCGATAAATCTTTATAAAGACGCTTAAGTACTTTTTTGGTAATATCGCCGATCTCTTCCTTTGTCGCCTTAGAACCTAACGCTTTGGGCAGCTCATCATCAAGAATCTTTTTAAGTTCTTTCTTAAGATTTTTATCAAGCTCATCAGCAACTATCTTTTTAATATCAGATTTATCTGCTCTTGTTAGCTCTTCGTTCAGAGGCTCCACCACATAGCCCGGTGGAATTGTCAGTAGCATGCTCATAATGAAAGTGTCTCCATGTATAAATAGCACGCTGAGAAGCAAATGTCTGTGGTTTTATTCATTCTTCAGGCGCGCGCGTGTACATTAAACGTAAATGCCCTGCAACAACTTCAGAGATACGATTTTTGTTCAACCACTTTACCTTATACACTATAGATTTAGGCAGCACACTTCCATACACTTTAATGCCTATCACTATCCCTATTAATGGCTTCTCGGTCTCATGTGAATCGACGTAAATAAAATCCGGTGTATAAAGCTTTCCGGCAAACGTAACCAAATCCCCCACCATATATTCTTCTACCGCCACACCGGTTTCATATGGGGGTTCGCCATGTACATTTTCATATGCCATGCCATAACTATATGGCTGGTGGGTTAAACTATGGTTAACTTATGCGGCTGGTGGGTTATATTCTTTTAGCCTCGCGATCGTGTGCATCCATATCCGACTATTATATCCTTTTGGTCTCCGGATCCAATATATCTTCGCCATGTTCATCGGTGGCCCCTCGCCGTTACTGCCGTCGTATAGCTCGATGACTACCGCGATACTCTCCGGGTGGCACGTGCATGCTACAAGGGCGCCCAACGCTATTGTGTGTCCGGCCGGTGGTAGTGCGAAGAATTCTTTGAGCGATTTGAGCTGTTCGGTACCGTCGGCCATGTAATATGTAGGCGCTATATCTTGATTTTTTTTGGCGGTGTTTTTTAGATCTGGAAATTTTGGCGCGGGATCTTAAGCGTACTAAGCCCACCAAATCAGCCACATCACATATATGCGACATACATTCCGGGGTAGGGGGGAGGAGGGGGATGCCTGTCACAATGTATCAAAACAAATGCGACAAACAATACATATTTAAATCATTCACCTGCACAGTCTCCTCTTCGCACTCTTAACTGTATAGCTTACACACTCTCTACCTATGTAACCATACACTACTAACGTGACTGGTATGAAGAAGGCGAAGACACATACTGTATCTAATATTTTATTAAGTGGTCTCGCCTTCTTACCATTCATAATGTATCACTCATGCGACAGCCATCTCATCTAACTCAAACATATCTGTATTAAGCATCAATGATAGGCCGGCCAATGTCTCACCGTGTGTATCAAACCATTCATATGTTTCATCTGATACACGTACAGTCTCACCAACATACGTCCATTCAAGCAAGCCCTCAAGTATAAGGTGATGCACGGCATCCTCCGCGGCTAACGGGTCTGATAGTTCTGATACATGTATAATGTTTGTTATAGTCTCGGGGGTCTCGGGCATGCCGCATAGAATGTCAATCTCATTCTTATTGAGTCGCGCTCCGCCGATGGTGTAAATGGTTTCTTGCATTCTTTAGTTCCTTTAAGGCGGACCTTAACTAAGTGGTTGATATTGTTGGGGTTTTAAAATCGGGTGTTTTGAGGATTTCGTCAGATTATAAGCAAAAACGCTATCAAACCGACGATGCCGGCAGTTAGCTGACGTCAAATAGCACAGCTGTCGCATCACGGCGCTGTCGCATTTAGTGTGTTTCAATGCGTCACGATAACCGGCGTTACAAGCGCATTATGCTGTCGCATAGCTGTCGCATGTGTCACTGTATGTCGTTGATATTGTTGAGGAATGTTGTTGCATTGTGATACATAATGGTCGTTTGTGGTGGGATGCGACTACGTACTAAACTCCACCGCATATCTACCACATTATAAACATCATCCATCACTCACTGTCAATATAGCACATTAAAGCCTATACATCATACACCACCTATAAATACTGTTATACATCCTGTGGATACCTATCATATAACTCTATTATCACACATTTAACAACGGTCTGTAACTTCTTTGTACTAAAGTTATAAAATGTATAGTTATCAGAGTCCTCGCTTATAACCATACACAACGCCCTTGCCATTGGGCCTATCTTCTTTCTTTTTATTAAGTCGCCTCGGGCAAATGGTTCCCGCCCTACCACTGAACCACCAACATTAAAGCGGGAACCATCGCCATCATTTAGCATACAGGTGGGCTACCGCTCTTCTTGCGTTGGTATCGGCTCGGGTCGTGCTCGTGCACAGGTACCGGCTCAAGCTGAGCGTGTTCCATCAACACCGATCGGATGCCTCGGAGTTCGGTCGAAATACGCTCCACCACTATCACGAAGACAAACGCTAAAGCGAATACTCCAAATATGATCATCATTTCCATTGCTATTGTTTCCTTTGCTGTTTGGGAGAGCGCAACAGCGCGCGCATTAGGTTATAGTCTCTGGCGCACCATAGTACCGCCAACATAAAAAGTATTCCTATGACTTCTGTATCATTCATTCTGCTTATCTTCTGCTTCTGCTTGTTCAGTCATCTGTGCAATATCCGCTACTGTGAGTTTAACTTCTTTTCTTCTTTTGTTATACTCGCGGATCAACTTGTTGTATCGCTTGGTCGTATGCTTGCACAGGTGTATGTTCTTAATACCAAGATTCTTATACCTTCTTAACCCCTCAACCGCTTGGTCATGGGTACAAGGTTTAGTTAAGGGTGTTTCATAGCCATCGATCCTGCCGTCGATTATTAACACTTCTGTCTTGCTTACAAAATACTTTGCCATTATACCGCCCTGACAATCACGTAACCGATGGACATACCAAGACCAAGGGAAAGCATCAGGAGCGGGGCAAAAAGATAAAACCTATCATAGGTATCCATTTAGATGCCCTCGCCAGCAGCAAGCGCAGCAAGATCGGCCTTTTCTTCGTCGCTCAAGTGTTCCTTGGCTTTGTTGCGAAGGCTGGCCGCGCTCATCTTGGTAGGGGTTTTGTGCTCCCGGTTGCAACCATCGGCAAATGACTGTGCGCTTTCTGGCGCGCTGAAGTCCATCACGATCTGCTTGCCCTGCGTGGTAGAGTTGCGAAACACGCGCCACATCTTAGGACCAACCTGCTCGACGGTCCAGCCGGTGAGTTGCTTCCGCGTTGGCGGTGCTGGTTGTGGCTTATATACCTTCTTGCGATTTGATACGATCTCAATGTTGTTGATCATCGGATCGGGGCGATAGCGAAAATCGCCGTTAGAGTCAGTGAGTTGATCGAGGCTGAAAGCTGTGGGCATTGATATATCTCCTTACTTGATATACTATATTATACACTAAAAATGGGGGAAAGTCAACAACTAAGTTGTCAAGTGAATGTCAAGA